AGTGTATCTAATGACCCAGAGGACATCGATGCTAACACATTAAGAGGTAAGATTTATATCAAACCAACTCGTTCTTTAGAATTCATTGATTTGGAATTCGTAATCACTCCAACAGGAGCTTCATTTGAAAATATCTAATCTAAAAGGAGATATAAAAAGAAGAAGGGTATCAGAAATGGTACCCTTTTTTAATGCTCCACGTAGAACCATATTATATAACAATTATACTATTATATTATACCCAGAATACTGGAACTAGATATTATAGTATTTATTATTGAAATATTAAATTATTAAAGGAGAGTAGTAAACTGGAACTAGATACTGGAGCCTGTAAAAAACTACGAAAAATAATTGACATAAACAAGTATTTCCAATAAAAAACTTAAAATAAAATTATTTTCCAATATAGATATATTTATAAGAAAGTAAATAACTTAAAAACTTTAACAAATACAATATGGCAGATTTATTAATGAAAATGCCGGTTCCTTACGAACCGAAAAGAAAAAATAGATTTATCCTAAGATTTCCATCATCTTTAGGAATAAATGAGTGGTATGTATTCTCCACAGCGAGACCATCTGCTAAAATTAAATCAGTTGAGATTCCTTTCTTGAACACAAAAACTTATGTTGCTGGTCAATTTGAGTGGGAAGAGATTAAAGTTCAATTTAAAGACCCAATTGGTCCTTCAGCTTCTCAAGCACTTATGGAATGGTTTCGTTTACATGCGGAGTCAGTTACAGGTCGTATGGGATATGCTGCAGGTTATAAGAAAGACATTGAATTGGAGATGTTAGACCCAACGGGAGTTGTGGTTGAAAAATGGATTTTACAAGGTTGTTTCTTAACGAGTTTGAACTTCGGTGATTTAGATTACTCAAGAGATGATTTGGCAACAATCGACGCTTCATTAAGAATGGACCGTTGTATTCAAGTTTATTAATATAATAATTTTTCATATGAGAAACCGATATACCAGAAATGGGTATCGGTTTTTTTATTTAAAAACTTTACTTTATCATAGTTATAGTATAAACTTATATTATGGACGAAACAAGAATAGACCCAACAATTGCATACGATGTGGTGGAATTACCAACTAAAGGTATCCATTATAAAAATAAAAATAAATCAGTTAGAGTTGCATACCTAACCGCAAGTGACGAAAACATTCTATCATCACCAAGTTTAATTGGTTCTGGTTTAGTTGTTGATGAATTACTAAAAAGAAAAATATTAGACAAAACGTTATCTGTTGATGAAATTGTTGATGAAGATAGACAAGCAATTCTTATATTTTTAAGAAATACGGCTTTTGGTTCGGAATATACTTTAACAGTAACTGACCCAAAGACAAATGAACCATTTACGGTTGATGTTGATTTAAGTGAAATTAAAGTTAAAGATTTTCAATTAGAAGAAGATTCTAATGGTGAATACAAGTACTTTATGGAGAAAAGTAAAAATGATATTACTTTCACTTTTTTATCATTAAAACAAGAAAAAGAAATTGATGAAATTAGAAAAAGTTGGAATGGTAATGGGGTTGCACCAATTATCACCAAACAACTTGAAATGATGATTAAGTCAGTAAATGGAAATAGAGATTTAATGAATATTAGAAATTTAATAGAAACCTTACCAATTAAGGATTCACAAAGTTTTAGAAAATTTATTTCTCAAGTTAAACCGGGGTTGGATTTAACCCAAAATGTTACAACCCCGTCCGGAGAGACAATCCAAGTTGAAATTGGATTCGGGGTAGAATTTTTTCGTCCTTTCTACGGATTATAAAAAAGGACAATTAGACGAAATTTTATTTTTGGTTAAAAGAGGGTTCTCTTATGGGGACATCTTATCTATGCCAGTGTATATTAGAAGATATTATATTAATTATATGATAGAGAAAGAGACTGAAAATAGTTAATCAGTCTATTTATTACAATATGGGTACTAAAGTAACAGATAAGGATATTTTTAATCAGGTAAAAGGAGATAAAACTAATTATCTAAAAAGTGGTGGGGATAAAGATGTTTTTGAAACATTATCCAAAGCATCATCACAGTCATCATTATCGAGTGGAAGTTCAAGTACTGGTGGTGGATTTTTTGGAAATTCAAAAAGTACAGGTTTTGTTGATATGGCATTAGGTGCTGTTAATAACGCTGTTAAATTTTCAGCAGACAAACTTAATCAAATTGTTTCATCTCAAATGGGGGGTGAAGATCAAAATCCTGCAATGAGTAAAGTTATAGAACTTATAAGCCAAAAAGGTCTTAATCCATTAAAACTAATAACAGGTTTTTTAAACCTAGCCTTTACAGAAGTAATAGACCAATTAAAACAAGAAGCGACGTTACTTTCAGATGTAAATAGACAAACAGGTATAAGTGGTAAATTATCGGAAGCATTAAGAGATGACATGAAAGAAGCATCTATAGAAGGTGCAAGATTTGGTTTCAAGTTAAAAGATATTGGAGATTTTTATATAGGATTAACATCACAATCTGGTAAATTTTCTTTAATAAATCAATCACTAACAGATGATACGATTAAAGTTGCGGGTGCATTAGGTAGAACATTACCTGAAATGGCTGTGAGTATTGGTGAATTTGAAAAAGTAGGTTTAGGTGCAGATAAAACAATTAAGACGTTAGGTGATTCCGCAACAAAATTAACTTCATTAGGTTTAAGTGCAAGAAAGGTAACAACTGATTTACAATCAAATTTAGGTAAACTTAATGAGTATGGATTTAAAAATGGTGTTCAGGGTCTTGAGACTATGGCAAAAAAGGCTAGTGAGTTTAGAATGGAAATGCAATCTACATTTGCAATTGCAGATAAAGTATTTAATCCTGAAGGTGCCATAGATTTGGTTGCTAATTTACAAGTTTTAGGTGGTGCGATTGGTGATTTTAATGACCCACTTAAATTAATGTATGATGCAACAAACAACGTAGAAGGATTACAAGATGCATTAATAAAGGCGTCAGGTTCTTTAGCAACATACAATCAACAACAAGGTAGGTTTGAAGTAACGGGTATTAATTTAAGAAAGGCCAAAGAAATGGCAAATGCCTTAGGAATCTCAATGGGTGAATTGAACAAGATTTCAATTGCTGCAGCCGAAAGAACCCAAGCAACCACCGCATTAATGGCGACTGGTTTAGTGATGAAAGATGAAGATAGGGAGTTTTTAACAAACTTATCTCGTATGGATGGTGGAGAAATGAAAATTATGGTACCGAAATCTTTAATGGATAGTTTAGGTATAAAAGAACAATCGTTAGCATTAAAAGATTTAACACCTAAACAAGAAAAAATATTATTAGCTAATAAAGAAGCGTTCGAGAAAATGAACCCTAAAGATATGGCAATGGCTCAACTTACCGAAACACAACAAATGTCAAGAGGTATTGATGTAATTGCCGCATATTTTAAAATAAGAGGAGCTGAAATGGCTAGAGGAGCCGTTAAAGGTGGAGTAGGAAAAGAATATGATGAACTTAAGAATGCAATTAATAATTTTAAAGTAGACTCAATAAAACTACCAACAGAAAAAGATGCAGAAAACGCCGCGTCTAAAGTTAGAGGAACCGTAGATAAATCAATTGAGGCAGTTAAAAATGTATATTATAAAGTTACAAAACAACCAGAACCCACTCCACCACCATCACCTCCACGTGAAACTAATGTAAACTTTAAATTTGGTCCAATACCTGGTTATTTAGATGCACTTGGTAGAGATATGTTAAAAAATCCTAATTCACTAATGTTAAATATACCAGGAATCTCAAATGAATATACGGCCCCTAAAGTTGCTGCAGGAAAATAGTATTAAACCTATTTATAATAAAATAAAAAATGCCGAGTTATTTAGATTTTAATACAACAAAACAGTTTAGAAACCATATATTAGGTAAGACCTTACAAAAACCTAACGGACCTCAAACGTTTACAAACAGTTCATATATTGAACAAAATCTAAGTGACATTCCTAATTTATTACAAGGTCAGGTAGACACCAATAGAAGTAACGATTTAACAATACCAAAGAACTCAAATATATATAAACCTGAGGAATATTTTATTGGTGAAGTTATTAACACATTACCTCGTTCAGTTAATTTAAAGTTATACCCAAGTTTTGTTCAAACCGATTTAAGTTTATTCGGTATCATTAGTAATTCAAATTATGAAACTGAATCTGAATTAGTTAAGTTTTCAACTAGTTTAATTAAAAATGACCCACAAGGACCCGTTTATAGTAGAATAGCTCAAAATGTAGAAAAAAATACATATGGTCGTGTGAGAATATTGGATGCTCTTAATGGTAACACAGCCACTGCGGTTAACATAATAACGGGTAGGGAACCATTGATTGAATCAAATTATACAATTACTGTTGATAACACATTAAGTATACCGGGTCAAGCGGTTGATTTTTTAAGAACAGTATCAGGTGTACAATTACCCTTTAGTCAAATACCGGGAGATTATTTAAGTAACCCAAGAAACCCAATTAATTATAGACCACAACCGTCATCACAATTGGGTGCGTTATACCAAGACATAACAGGTGTATTAGGTTCATTAATAGGGATACAAAGACGACCATTGTTGTCAAGGAAACCATCTGACCTTTTGATTGAACATATGGGGGGAGGTCAAAAAAACAGGTTATTTGACTTATTATCTTATTCAACATATGCACCAAATTATACCACAACTGCAAGATCACAAAACACATCTAAAATTTTTAATTTTGTCGATAAAGTTGCACAAGGTATAAAAAATATTTTAGGTGTTGAGGCACCCACAGGAAAAGCTTATATTGGAGATGATAGAGGTG